ACAGCGGAAGAACGGTTACTTGGCGTTTCATTGACAGGTATTATGGACAATCCTCTGATGACTATGAGTAACAAAGGGTTAAGTAAGACACTTGCACATCTCAAGCAAGTTGCTGTTAATACTAATGCTGAGTGGTCAGAACGTTTAGAAATACCTGTGTCTACTGCTGTAACTTGTGTTAAGCCAAGTGGGACGGTTTCTCAGCTTGTTGATTCCAGTAGTGGGATTCATGCACGACACTCTCGTTATTATATACGTACTGTACGTGGAGATAACAAAGATCCTCTGACACAGTTTATGCAAGATCAGGGTATACCTAACGAGCCTTGCGCTACAAAGCCTGACCAAACAACTGTGTTTAGTTTTCCACAGAAGGCTCCTGAAGGGGCTGTAGTTACAGCTGATATGACAGCCATAGAACAACTGGAGATGTGGCTTGCTTACCAACGTAATTGGTGCGAACATAAACCATCTGTGACAGTCAATGTCAAGAAAGATGAGTGGTTTGAAGTAGGTGCTTTCGTGTACAAGAACTTCGATGAGATGTCAGGCGTATCCTTTTTGCCGTATGATGACCACATCTATAAACAAGCTCCTTACCAAGAGTGCGGTAAGTCAGACTACGACATGCTACAATCGGTCATGCCTGAAAGAATTGACTGGTCTAAGGTATCTGAGTACGAGAATGAGGATAATACATCAGGTAGTCAAACACTGGCTTGCTCTGGTGATAGTTGTGAAATTGTAGATCTAGTATAACAAAGGAGACTAAAATGTTTACAGCGCTTGCAATTGTTTGTGCTCTTGGGGGTAACGGACCTTGTTTTTCAGTAACTAACCAGACTGTGTTTGCGTCTAGAGAGGAGTGTGAGAAAGATGCGTATGTTGCTTTGCTGTACGCTGAATCTAGGAACTTTACACTAAAACGTTTTGCTTGTTTTGAATGGGGAGTAGAGACTTGACCTACACTGTTATATCTAGAAATCAATGTAATTTCTGTGATACTGCCAAAGCTTTACTTAAAGGAAGTAACCAGACCTATGTAGAGTACAATATAGATTCGCCTAGTTCCAAGTGGGTTCTAAGCCTTATGAAGCAAGCCAACCATAAGACTGTTCCTCAGATCTTTTCCTCTGATGGGAGCTACATAGGTGGTTGTGCAGAACTAAAGCAACTACTAGGTAGTATAGAAGGCCAAGTATAATGGACGACTTTCCTGATAAGCCAAGGAAGTCTAGACGAAAGACCAACTACAAGGGAGCAGCCTCGAATAAAACTTCGGGTCTGCTTCCCAGAACTAAGAAGCAGAAGGAATTAATAAGTGCTCTTAAAGAAAGTAATCAAGTTTTTATCCTGGGTCCAGCGGGTACTGGTAAGACGTATGTTACGGCGACTTACGCTTCCGACCTCTACACGACGAAAAAGATCGATAAAATCGTCATCACAAGACCTCACGTTGCCGTAGGTAGAGAACTAGGTTTCTTGAAAGGAGACCTCAATGAGAAAACTATGCCTTGGGCTTTACCTGTCTTGGATGTTTTGGAAAAACACTTGGGCAAAGGAACAGTTGATACAGGTATTAAAAACGGTAACATTGAAATGGCTCCTCTTGCTCTTATGCGTGGGCGTAGTTTTAGTGATGCTTTCATAATCGTAGACGAAACTCAGAATATAACTACACACGAGTTAAAAATGCTCTTGACAAGAGTAGGAGAAAATAGTACTATTGTTCTTAATGGAGATGTACAGCAATCTGACTTGAAAGAAGCTGATGGTTTAACTAAAGTTATACACTTAGCTAAGAAACATATGTTGCCTGTACCCATCATTGAGTTTGGAGTAGATGACATAATACGTAGTGACATAACAGCTATGTGGGTCAAAACATTTATAAAGGAAGGTATATAATGGCTAAATGGGGTGAGATACAAGAGGGTGGATACTTTGGTGGACCTAAAGTTGTAGAAGATGATGTAGTAAATAAACCTGCACACTATGGCGATGGTAAAATAGAATGTATTGACTACATGAAAGACAACATGGATCACATTATGTTTATGGGATACCTAGAGGGTAACGCCAAGAAGTACTTACATAGATACAGATACAAAGGTAAACCTGTAGAAGACCTCAAGAAAGCACGATGGTACCTCGACAGGTTAATAACCGAAACGGAAGGACAAGATAACTAGTCTACTACTATGACAAAGCTCTTGACAAAGCTACCTAATTATGCTAGACTGATCTTAACTTTATCAGAGGGTAGAGAAGATGGCACCAAAGAAAACTAAAAAGCCTCCTGGTCCTACGTTGGAACAAGAGGCTAAAGAGTTCTTAACAAAGAAGGTAGTGAATAAACCACCTGTGGCAGTTCCTTATACTGGCGCTCCCTGCAACAGGGAACTACTAGCAGCCTCTGCATTGTCTGGGCTGTTAGCACAAGGTGGATCAACACGGGCAGAAGAACTCGTGGAAGAGGCTTTTAGGTATGCAGACTTAATCCTCAAATATAAGTAACCCAACTAGCCCCTTTGTTTAATTACAGAGGGGTTTTTTTATCTTTAATCAACAGATGCAGGATTGATATTAACTCGTTTATAGTATTCAGTAAGATCTATCTGTCTTTCGACAAGACTAATTTCACCAGAGTTAAGGTCTCCTAATTCTTTATTTTCTATACCTAGATCTTCGATAGCTAGTCTAATTGTTTCAATTGAGTTCTTTGAAACCAAGTCGTACTGAGCACCTAAAGTATTCTGAGGCCCATTGTACCTCAAAAATAACAAAGTTTTTGCATCATCTTTAATCCTATCCACTCTTTCTTTCCAACGAATCATTTGATCATCACGGCTAAGCTGTCTAAATGCTTTATTTTTCATCTTTTTAGCTGCCCAGTCCTCTAGAGAAAGATACATAACCATATTGTACGCGTTTACAGCCCCTGGTATATACTCTCTTTTTTCTTTAGAAAGTTTTGAGTTTACAGCCCATTGATTAATTCCTAGTAAATTCATAAGTCGCTGTGTATCTGTTAGTCTAGGTGCTCTTGGTCCACCAAAACTTGTTGCACTCTGTTGGTCTATAGGACCACCAGCCCCACTTACCTTAGGTGGGGCAGACTCCCCCTTCAAAAAAGAAGCAGTAGTATCTATGTATCTAAATGAATTTCCTATAAACTTATTACCTTGAGCCACATCTTTTGGTCTTTGATCGACATTTAGTGCAACTCCAAGTGCAGTGTCAACAGGCTGTAGAGGCCTTAAAAAACCACTGATACCTTGAGCTACAATATCAGAAGCAATGTCTACACCTTGTATACCTGCTTCTTTTAGCTCACCAGCTAGTATAGCAGCCCCAAACTCAGCAAAGCCTTCACCTGTCTTAGTTAAATTTCTTGTTAAACCACCGCCTCCAAAGTCCTTACCTACTTGTTTTATTATGTCTGGTGGTACTTCCTCTCCCGCCATATTGTATGAGATAATACGTGAAGCAGCCTTAAACAAAGAAAGAGGGTAGTCGTACTGCTGTGATACAACTTCTCCATTTATTACTTCTTCATACAGACCTAATCCTTGTCTGCGGTTCTCGTCTTCATCTTGCGCCATGCCGTATACTAAACCAGCCACCACAGCGCCACGAGCATTTAATTCAAGATAAGACTTGTTACTAGCTTCTTTTGAGTATTTACCAGAAGCTTTAGCAGCTATGTTAAGAAGTGGAGTATTCTTAACTCCAAAGTCAATAGTGTTATTAAAGAACTTACCAAAAGGAACCATAAAGCCTAAGCCAGGTATACCCCTCATATCTTCAATAAAACCAGCTATTTGACCTAATGTATCACTGTTGTTTTTGTATGACTTAGAGAATATGTTTTCGTTGGTACGCATTACAGCCATTAGTTCTAATTCTTTATAGTCTTTTGTAGCCATATACTTTTTAACATCAGGATCTGTATAAAATTCATTCCATCCCTTTTTAAATTTAAGACGTAGCATTTTATTCATTTGACTTACGTATTCTTGAGACTTAGTTAGACTGTCTTGAAAATGAACACCAGATGCATGTTGCATACCGTTTATAATTGTATCTAACTTATTCTGAACTACTCCACCTTTACCGCCTACAGATACCATCTGGTCTACAGTTGTAGCTACATCGATACCACCAGCTAGTGTCCTGTCGAGTGTTTTTAGGCCCCCTGTGCTCCTTAGGATAGCACTCTTGTAGGCAGCGTAGGTCATGTCAGGGTCTAAAGCAAACTTAATTCTGTCTTTAGTACCCAACATTAAGTGTTTAGCTGCCTCAAGCTCTGCACCGCCTTTATCCCCTACCCTTAGAACTGATTTTAAAGTCCCAGCTGAAGCTTTGTACAGAGCCATAGTTAGGTCTGTTGACGCGTCTAAACCAGCAGCACTGGTATACCCTACTAGATTGAGAAGCGTAGTTGAAGGATGTGACACTAAGCTACGTATAAATTTATTTTGTATCTCAGACATATTAGAAATAAAGGGACCACTAAACTTCTTTTTATCTCCGAATGGCACTAAGTTATGACCCAGAGCTTCTGACATTACATCACTCAAAGTTAGATCTTTAATATCTATTTCTAGATTTTTAGATGCTTGAGCTACACTATTCATTTCACGAGCTGATTTGTTTATAGTTTTAGCAAAAGCTTCACTGAACTGTTCAGGGCTTAACAACTGCGTTTTGGGAGATTTACTTTTAGAAGCTTTAGGGTTAAGAGCCTTAACAATAGAGTTTATATCTTCTTGATCAAATTTATCTTTTATAAAATCAGCAATAAAGTTTGAGATAGTGTCTTCATCATTTTCTTTTGTGAAGAAGTATCCACCCTCTTGCATGATTTGTGCTAGACCTTTAAGGGCTGGTGTTGCCTTAACACCCTCCTTAGCCTCTTGAGCTGATCTTCCTAATATTAAATCAATAAAGAAGTCACCGTCTTCTGGGCCAAGTATCTTACCTTTTTTAACCTTTTCGAGCCACGGTATACCTTTTTCTGGGGTAGAAGAAGCCCACTCACTTAATGACTTCTTTAACTCACTAGATATTTCTTTTGGTGTAGACTGCTTAACTACCTCAGTGATTAGGGCTGTGTCAGTAAATCCACGTTTAGCTACAATACCTGCCTGAATACCACCCATAGCCATAGATGTTAAGGCAGCAAGCCCCACAGCACTCTTGTTAATCTCACTTTGAACATTAGTTTCAAGCAAACTTC